ATGCTTTTACCTCATACAATTTCTCATTAGTATATTCACAAAAATAAACACCATCTTGCAAAAATTGTAATGCTTGTTTTTTAGTCCAGAATACACAACTAACATTTGTATTTGTATTTTTAGCTGATAGACATTCAACTGACCAATTGGCATCCGATCTTTGACCTCTAATATTAATTGGTTTGCTTGGCTGGATAACATAAAAACAATTATCTTTTATGTTTCCTAGTTCATCGTATACATGGCTCATGTTATTTACCTCACACATTGATACAGTTCATCAAAATAATTGATGATGTATTCATAGTTATAAATGTTTTTGGTGTATTTGGTTGATCCCCAAAAGCCTTGAACTTCTTGCGCATGAGTGTCAAGCCAAATATTCGGGCCACCGCCAGCAAGCATAATTATTACATCTTCAAGGTTGCCGTACTGGTCAACTATATATTTAATGCTGTATGCCTCATAAATATCTTCATCACTTTCATCTTCATCTGTTAGATAAAATCGCATTTTACCTTTGATGACATCTTCGGCATAAGCATCAACCATTTGGCGAAGTTGTAACTCACTTGCGTTAAGTTTTTCTTTTACTTGTTCCATGTTATTTACCTCCTAAAATATATTTAACATTACTATATAATACCAAATAATACTCACATGTCAAATAGTTAGCATGAAAAACATAGGGTTTTTTTAAGAAATGCTGTAAAATAAGGGTTTATAAAGCATAAAAAAATATCAATTATGGAGCAAAAAGTAGCAAAAACTGATAAAAAACTACCTAAAAAAGCTGGTAGAAAGAGAATTGAAATTGATTTAGAACAAGTAGAAAACTTGGCCAGTCGTGGACTTGGTAACTCTCAGATTGCCCGTGCTTTGGGCGTTTCCTGGGATACTATAGACCGCAACAGAAAACGTAGTGCTGATTTTGAGGATGCTTTAAAAAGAGGCAAGGCAAAAGGTTTGGCGCAAGTAACAAACGCTTTGTTTGAATCGGCAACGGAAAAAAACTCGGTTGTTGCTCAAATCTTCTATTTAAAGAACCAAGACCCAAAAATATGGAAGGATCGCGTAGAAAACGTACACGCGACCATAGACCTCAATCAAGTTTTAACTGGCGCAAAAGATAGATTGTGCGACAATACTGCCACGCTAAATAAACCACGCGTCATAAACGCTGTTAAATCAACAAATAAAAAGAAGAACAACCTGATAGACAATCAGACTAACAAGAACAAAGACATTAAATTGGGCGGATAGTTCGCTATCGGCAAGGCTCGCCCTCAATCTGAATATCATGCTCCGATATAAAACGATTGACCCCCCCTTGCATTTTTTCGCGCGGGTATATTATATATAACTGTACAACTAAAATTTTTTAATTTTTTTTGATACAATATTTAAAGGTAATAACAAAGAGTATCTATGAAGTACGGAGCTGAAGCAGAAAAAGAACTAATGACCGAGATATGGTCGCCACAAGTTGCGGATGATCCTTACAACTTTGTCAAATTTATCTTTCCTTGGGGAGAAAAAGACACCCCCCTCGAAGAATTTACTGGCCCTCGTAAGTGGCAGGAAAAAATTTTAAAAGATTTAACAACTCACATACAAAGAAATCAAGGCAAAGTAACGCCAGAAATGTTTAGACTTGCTGTAGCAAGTGGTCGTGGAATAGGAAAGTCGGCTTTAGTATCTTGGTTAATACTTTGGATGCTATCAACCAGACTTGGTTCTACTATAATTGTTACAGCAAACACCGAACAACAGCTTAGATCAAGAACATGGGCGGAATTAGGAAAGTGGCTAACCCTATCCATAAATAATCATTGGTTTACTAAAACCGCAACTACAATAAAACCAGATGGTTGGTTTGAAGAAGCGTTAAAAAGAGATTTAAAAATTGATACTGGTTACTACTACGCTCAAGCACAGCTTTGGAGCGAGGAGAATCCAGATGCGTTTGCAGGCATCCATTCATCTTACGGAGTATGTCTGATAATGGATGAGGCATCGGGTATCCCCGCTCCTATCTACAGCGTATCAGAAGGTTTCTTTTCAGAACCAACCGAAAATCGTTTTTGGTTTACCTTTTCTAACCCGCGTAGAAACACAGGGCCTTTCTATGAAAGCTTTACATCTAAACGTAAATTTTGGAATTTAAAACAAATTGACTCCAGAACCGTAGAAGGAACAGACCAAAAATTGTTTCAAACCATGCTTGAACAATATGGTGAAGATTCAACCGTTGCAAGAGTAGAAGTATTAGGAGAGTTTCCAAACGCAGATGATGATTCAGTAGTACCAATAGAGTTAGCGAGAGCAGCTATAGATAGAGATGTAGCACTAACAACCAAAGCACCTATTGTTTGGGGTTTGGATGTAGCTCGTTTTGGTGGCGACAACTCAGCTTTATGCGTTAGACAGGGTAATACAGTTTTTGAAATTAAAACTTTTAAATCAATGGATTTAATGCAATTATGTGGCGCAATTAAAAATAAATACGATGATTGCACGGCGTTAGAAGTACCACAAGAAATATTAATTGATGTTATTGGTCTTGGTAGTGGCGTAGTTGATAGGCTTGCAGAACAAAACTTACCCGTTAGAGGAATCAATGTAGCAGAAGCACCAGCTACTAAAAAAAATTATTTAAACTTACGCGCTGAGTTATGGTTTTCTATAAAAGATTGGCTTACGCATCGTGATTGCAGACTGCCAAATGATGATGAACTTGTATCTGAGCTAGCCGCACCAAGTTACAAATACACCTCAACTGGTAAAATAAAAATAGAATCAAAAGATGAAATGAAAAAAAGAGGAATAAAATCTCCCGACAAAGCAGATGCGTTAGCATTAACTATGGCAAGTGCAGCTGCAAGTTTTAGTGGTGGCGAGAACTTTTTAGGGTATAATTTCAAGAAACCCTTGACATCAAGAATAATACGAGTGGGATAAAAATTTATGGAATACGACAAAAAAGATAAAAAAATGGATGTAACCGAAAATGCAAACTTAGAAGAATTGCAGGGCGTGTTGAAATCCGAAATGGATGATGCCAAAGACTTTATAGACCAAATAGACGAAGAAAGAGCAGATGCTACAGACTATTATCTAGGCAACTCCCCATCAGCACAAAGTTCTATGCAATCAGAGTTTGTATCAACCGATGTTAGAGATAGCGTATTGTTTATGCTACCAAGCATCATGCGAACTTTCTTTGGTACTAACAAAGTAGTAGAGTTTATACCTCACGGCCCTGAAGACATTGAAGTTGCTAAACAACAAACAGAATACATTAATTACATTATTCAACAAAAGAATCCTGGTTTTAAAGTTATGTATGACGTTTTTAAAGATGCGCTTATTAGAAAAACTGGTTATGTAAAAGCTTACTGGGATGACACAATTAGTTCATCAACCCATGAATATACCAATATATCGCCAGAAGCCTATCAAGCATTAATCTTAGATCCTGATGTTGAAATGGTAAAAGAAAAGGTTGAAATGCAAAGTATGACACTTTTTGACCAAGTTACTGGAGAAGAAATAGTACAAGAAACTCCAGCTAGTTATGATGTAACTATTAGAAGAGTAAAAGCTAAAGACCAAGTTGTTATAGAAGCCGTACCAACTGAAGAAATATTAATATCAAGATACGCAAGAGACTTACACTCATCGCCTTACGTTGCTCACAGAATGATTAAAACTGTAAGCGACTTAGTTGCTATGGGTTATGACAAAGAAGAAATGGAACAATATGCTGGTTCTGGAAGCGAGGTAGATGCAGAATCTTACGAGCTAGAACAGGCAAGAAACCCATACGCAGATTTTACTGGTGTTGATAGAACAGATAGCAATAGTAAAAATGTTCTTTATGTAGAGCATTATGTTTTTTATGATTTAGATGGCGATGGCATAGATGAAAGGGTAAGGGTATGTACTGTAGGAAATGGATTAAATATTGTTAATACAATTCCCTGGGATGATTTACCTATTACACTCTTCTGTCCCGATCCTGAACCGCACACCTCCATCGGTTCATGTCCAGCAGATTACCTAATGCCTATCCAAGCTGCTAAATCTCAGATAATGAGAGATACGCTTGATAGTTTAGGCCACGCCATCTTCCCGCGAATGGGAATAGTTGAAGGGCAGGTAAACATTGATGATGTTTTAAACACCGATATAGGACAACCAATTAGAATGAGAGCGCCTGGAATGGTGCAACCATTTACTGTACCTTTTGTTGGTAAAGAGGCTTTTCCAGTTTTATCTTATTTAGATGAATCTAAAGAAAACAGAACTGGCGTATCTAAAGCTAGTGCTGGATTAAACGCAGATGCGTTGCAAAGTTCTACAGCTTCAGCAGTATCAGCAACTATGTCTGGCGCGCAAGGCAGAATAGAACTTATTTGCAGACACTTTGCAGATGGTATGAAAGATTTATTTAAATTGGTTAATTCTTTGGTTATCAAACACCAAGAAGGCCAAGATATAATGAGATTAAACAATGAGTTTATTCCTGTAGATCCTAGATATTGGGACACAGATAAAGATATGGTAATTAATGTTGCTATATCTAAATCATCTGATGAAGAAAAATTCCAAGTTCTTACAGCTATGGCACAAAAACAAGAACAAATATTACAAACACTAGGGCCACAAAATCCTTTGGTTAATTTACAGCAATATGCAAACACATTAACTAAGATGATTGAAATGGCTGGGTTTAAAGATGCTAAATCGTTTATTAATACTGAAGTTCCACCATTACCGCCTATGCAACCAGAACAGCAGAAACCTGATCCAGCAGAAATGCTTGCACAAGCTGAAGCAATGAAAGCACAAAACTTAGGACAAAAAGCAATTATAGATGCCGAAACTGATAGAATGAAAATTATTATGGAAGATGACAGAAACCGTGACGAAGCAGAAGCAAATATGAAAATTAAAATTGCTGAACTACAAGCTAAGTATGGCGCGCAAGTTAATGTAGCTGAGATTAATGCAATTATGGAAAGAGATAGAGAAGCAATAAGACAAGTTGCAAAAACTCAATCACAAGGAATGTTTACAAATGGTAACGGTCAACCAAACGGATAAAATTTACGAATTAGAATTTATAAAAGGAGATTTAATTTATATTGGTGCTGACATTAAAGCTAAGAATTTAGAAGAAGCTACACAAGTTGCTTTAGTTTTTTTACAAATACCAGAAGACTCAGAACTAATATCTTCAAAGGTAACACACATACATTAGAGGATTGGAATGATTACATACAGAGGTGAAAGATTTAGCGGTTATAACAAACCAAAACGAACACCAGGCAAATCTAAAAAATTTGCTGTAGTAGCCAAAGTAAAAGATAAAACAAAACTTATTCGTTTTGGTGATCCAAACATGACGATTAAAAAAGACCAACCCAAAAGAAGAAAAAGTTTTCGTGCTAGGCACAAGTGCGATAGCAACCCACCTAGTAAACTAACCGCAAGATATTGGTCTTGCAAAAAATGGTAAGGAGATAATATGCCTGGAAAAAAGAAAGGTTTATACGCAAACATACACGCTAAAAGAAAAAGAATTAAAGCTGGCTCAAAAGAACGAATGAGAAAAGTTGGTTCAAAAGGCGCACCAACGGCAAAAGCGTTTAAAAAAGCTGCTAAGACAGCAAAAAAAAGGAGATAATTATGCCAAGAGGAAAAGGAACTTACGGATCTAAAAGAGGTAGACCGCCAAAGAAAAAAAATAAAGGTAAAAAAAAGTAATTACATCGCTTTTATACGGTGTGTTATAATTTTACCTTTAAAATATTGGAGAAATAATGGATATATTAAATATAATTATGTGGGTTACAGCTATAATTTCTATAGCTTCTGTTGTAGCCGCAATTACACCAACACCTAAAGACAACCATTGGTTTAGTTATCTTTACAAAGCAATTGATTGGTGTGCTTTAAATGTTCTAAAAGCTAAAGACAAATAACATGAATTTTTTTAAAAATTTGTGGGACAAAGTTACTGGAACGCAAAGAGTTACAGTAAGAGCTAGAAATAAAAAAGGACGTTATGTTGCAGATGACAAATCAACACCAGACGTTAATGAAGCATACACAACCAAAAGAATTAAAAAATCTAAATAATGGCAAATTCACCAGATGCATTTGTTTACAATGCTACGTTAGATAGGATTGTTGACGGAGATACATTTGATTGTATTTTGGATCTTGGTTTTGATGTCAAACTTCACAAACAACGCGTTAGGCTTGCTGGTATAGATACTCCAGAAAGCAGAACGCGTGATCTTGCCGAAAAAAAACTTGGTCTTGCTGCAAAGGAAAGACTAAAAGAGTTGTGTGTAGGCAATATAAAAATTAAATCATTAGGCAAAGGCAAGTATGGTCGTATATTAGGTATACCATATACAGAAGACGGCAGAGATATTTGTGATGTTCTTATTAAAGAAGGTCATGCCGTTGAATATGATGGAGGCAAAAAGAAAAAAGTTTGGGGTGATTACTAATGGAATCAGCCGTAACTTTAATTCAAGAGGTTGGATTTCCTATTGCAGCAGCATTAGGGCTTGGTTGGTTTATTTACAAACTAATTATGCGTATTGTTGATGGTATGGAGACTAAACTTGATACCGTTGATGAAAAAGTAGAAGCACAAATAGCGGCTATAGAAGAAAGACTTGGTACAAAACTTGATTCACAACATGGTATTTTGGTAGCATTAATAGATAGAGTGCGTAGTTTAGATAACGAAATAATACGCCAAGACACCTTAATTAAAACAATATTAGGCGTACCTAACTTAATTGATAGCGGAAAAATAGCCAAAGCAGGTAGAGATGATCAAAGAAAAGACTAAACAAAAACGAATGGAAGAAGAAATTGTAAAAACTAAAATAGCTGTATGGGTATTTTTTATAGGTGCTATTATGTTTTCAGCGATTTTAGGCATGAATTTAGCTGCTGATACCATAACTCATAAATTTAAGTCTCCAAGTTTTAACGGCGTTGGAACATCTAGTCATTACCTTACAATAGAAAACCAAGAACACACTCGCAAACTTACTCTTAAAGAAGAAATAAAAGCATTACAAGATGAAATAAAAAGAGAAAAAGAAAACTCTACACTTGCAAGATTTATGCGTAACCTTGAATCAAGAGTATATGCAGAATTATCAAGACAGTTAGTTAATAATCTCTTTGGTGAAACACCCCAAAGTTCAGGTACAATAACACTAGAAGGCAACACCATAGAATACACTAGCGATGGTGTAACATTAACCCTAAAAATTACAGAATCAGATGGAACAGTTACAGAAATTACAATACCTATTGGTACTTTTACTTTCTAGTTGTTCTATATTTGATCAATTTGAAGATACTTACGAGCAAAGATATTCAGACAAAGACATAGTATCAATTCAAGATTTACAATCTGTAGAACTTAAAAACGCAGCTATACCAGAAATTAGTCCTGTAGTTGCTGTTTATCCTACAGCTTTTACAGATCAAACTGGACAACGTAAAAGTAATAGTGAGTTTGCTTTGTTTAGCACAGCCATAACACAACAACCAAATGCGTTACTTATTAGAGCCTTAAAACATGCAGGAGACGGTAAGTTTTTTAGGGTTGTAGAAAGGGTAGGCTTAGATAATCTTACCAAAGAAAGACAGCTTATAAGATCAGCAAGAGAACAATCAACCAATGAAGAAGAAAAAAAGAAAGCACTAAGACCTTTATTGTTTGCTGGTATTTTGATTGAGGGAGCTGTTATATCTTACGAAGTAAATTTAGAAAGTGGTGGAGCAGGTGCTAGATATTTAGGTATAGGCAAAAGCGTTATGTATAGAGAGGACAACATAACGATAAGTATGCGTATGGTATCTGTTGCAACAGGAGAGGTTTTGTTAGAGGTATTAAGTCAAAAAACAATATTTAGTTATGGCAAATCTGAGGACGTATTTAGGTTTGTTGAAGCTGAAAGCGAGCTAGTAGAAATAGAACTAGGCAACGCAAGAAATGAGTCATCAACCAT